GGCAGGTGCGATGACCTTGGCGCGCTCTTCGCGCACCAGGTTGAGCAGCTTGCTCATGATGGGTTGTCTCCTCAGACGATGGGGGTTGGGTGAGGCGACGACGTGGTGACTCAAGAGGCGACGACCGTGGTGTCCCTTGCGGGGTCCGGGTGTCCAAACGCCAACTAGCTCCGGGTTCTGTTCGCCGAAATCCGGCTGCCATCGGTTGACAGCCGGCTTGGATGGCACACCACACACTCAGGGCCTCGACCACTACTGGGCCGTTCCCCGCATTGGATGCACGGCGCTTGTCGCCGCTCGTCCAGGGTGAGGGTGTACCAATGCGCGCGACGCTGCTTGCGTGTCGTCACGTTCTGAACTGGCGCTTCCTGCTTCACCTTTGTCAGGTAATGCTCTTGCGACTCAGCCTTACGATCATTGTAAATGGTGTTGAAGGGCGGCTTGTAGCGCTTGATCAACTCCGACTCGCGCTCGAGAGCCAACTCCCTCGTCGGGTAATGCTCAATGGCGGAGCCGGTAGTCAGTCGCCACCACTGCTTCGTCTCGGCGTGCTCTTGCGTGCGCCGAACGTCTCGAGATGTAACTCCGACGTATAGAAGAACGCCTGCCCTGTCGTGGTATTGGTACACGCTGACAGGTGACTCGATAGGATCATCCATGTTGAACCCTCCAATGGTTCAGCCAGACCCCCGGCCGTTTCGATCGGCGCGGGGGTCAACTTGTTGTCTAAGCAGAGGCGAGCAGGGCGCGCGCCTCGGCGACGGTGAAGGAGCGCACGGGCTCAACTTCGGGGATCTCTTCAACCTCGGGAGCGGGCGGCGCCAACTCCTCCGGGGGGGGCTCTTCGGTGACAGCCTCGACGACCGCCCCGATGACCTCGGCGCGCTGCTCGGGCGAGAGCGAACGCATGCACACCAAGGCACGATCCATGTTGCGGTCGCCGGTGAGGTCAACAGACGTGGACTCGTACCACGGATAGGTCACGACCGACACGTCATAGAGCCGCACCTCGCGCAACTCACGCACACCGTCGACCGTCGGGTCGTCCGACGCCGTGAAGGCGAACGACATCTGATCGATGTCGCCGCGAATCATCGCAGACACCAGCTCTTGAACCGTCGGATTCGACATGTCGAGGCCCTTGACGGTCATCAGTAGCCCGCGCTCGTCGACCTCGAGCGTCATCGTCCCAGCCTTCGTCGACGCCAACGGCACCCCGTCATGGTTGACGAGGAGCCGCACATTGTCGCGCTGGGCGAGCGTCCTGTTGAACGCAGACCGCTTCACGACCTCGCCGTGAGCCTCGGAGTCGAACACGGCCGCATAGCCGCTCAGACCGACAGTGCCGTCGTCGGCCTCGCGGATCTCGATGGACGCGTCGAATACCAGCCGGCGCTCGATGGTCTTGCTCACTGTGCGCCTCCTGGTGGCGTAGATGGTGCGCGAGGCGGGAACGTGTTGCCACCCTCGATCGGTGGCAACTCCTCGAGTGCGCGCACCTCGTTGGGCGTCAAGAAATGGGCGTCGATGCCGATCTTGTGCGCCTCGTAACGTGTCTTGAGATCGGAACGCAGAAAGGCACCGGTCGAGAACTTTGAGTACTGACCGGGAGCCGTATGTCGGTCCAATGACTCCTGGATCACCACAAGATCAGGGTTAATGGAGTCAATGAGGTACGCCATTTGATCCTGGTCACGGTTGGAATACGTGACATTCTGACCAGAAATGGCAGCGCCGATCTTCGACGGCGGCAGGTTGAACGACGTGGCGATGTCCGCCGCGACCTTGTTGCACGTCTCGATGAACTGCGACTCATTCGCCGGGACACTGACTTTCTCGTACCGCAACCCCGAACCGAGCACGGCGGTCTTGCGGCTGCGCCACTTGGCACGGACCGTCTCCACGATCGCGTCAGCCTCGGGACCGTCCAACACCTGATCGGAGTAGATGATCGACGACGGCACGGCACCATTCGCGAACCAGTCCCGCCCGAAGTCCTGCGCCCGCTTGGCCAGGTCGACAAGTCCCGAATGCTCGAGCGGCGACATGCCGACCGGATTGCCAGGCATCACCCACCGAGACGGAACATGCACCAGCATCGACGAGTCGAGCTCACCACCAGACGCCTCAGACCACACCGGGGCGCCCCCGACGAGGCGATATCTGATCGTCGACGGGTTGAACCAATCGACGCGACGAGGGTAGAACGCACCATCGAGCGCCGTCACCCGACCGAGGGCGAACCCCCACAGATCACGGCTGATCGACATCTGCGTCTTCCACACCGACGGCACCGCGAAATCCGACGGCGAGGTGAACAACTCGGGCTGCACCGGCATCGCCTCAGGAATCCCGTTGCGATCCCGGTAGCACTTGATGGGCAACTGAGCGAAGGCCCCGGCCCGCAGGCCCACACACGCCACCACAGCAGCCACACGGAGGGCATCAGCCGTCGAGTAGCGGTAGCTGCCGCCACCATCCTGGGAAGGAGACGGCACCGTGTTCTGATCGCCGAAGGGGCCAGACCAGGCGCGACGCTCAACGGGTCGGGCGGCACCACGAAAGAGCAGACTCATCGGTTGACACCCCTAGCGAACGCCAACAGGAACACGCCAGCAACCACCAGACCGGCGGCAGGGGCGAACACGAACGCACCCGCAGACACCGACACAGCACCAGCGATCTCGGCAACAGAGGTCACGACATTGCGCACAACGAGACCTCCAATCACCAGGCGAACACGGGCTTCTTCTCGACTCCACCCTTGAGGGCGGCATGCATCGCCAACGTCACCGCCACAAGCGGCGAAATGTCGGCCGTCGAACTACGACGAGCCCACGACCACGCATCACCCACAGCACGGATACCGGCACCACCAACAGCAGCAGACAACGGACCCTGCCCACGATGAGCCACACGACCATCACGAACCGCAACCTTTAACGACGCACACGCCTTCGTCAGATCGAGCGTGCCGACCTCGATGACCTGCACGCCGGCGAGCGTCAGATCACCGACAAAACCAACCGCAGGCGAACGCGGATCGAGATGAACCGGCACACCATGCGACTTCGCCACCGCAGCAGCGACACGCACCAGCGACGCCGTCCCCTGAATGTGCTCGACAAGCTCGACATGCAACACCCCGTCGGGGCGATGACTGGCAACACCAACCGACGACCACGACAGATCAGGGGCAACATCAATCGCCAACGACACCAGCGCGCCAGGCTGCGAGCCGGTGTCCACACACTGCGGCCACCCAGGCAACTCACCCTCGTCGCCGTCGACGTTCGGGACCACACCGAGACGCTCGATCAGGAACCCGTCGACCGACATGGTCCCGAGCTCCATCTCCTCGATCCAGTCCTCCGAGATCCGCACGTTCAGCCCAGGATTGGCCCGAGCCCACTCGTCACGATCGGTGATATCCACACCAGGCTCACACGACCACTCGGCATACCAGGTCGACGGGCCACCCTCGGCAGCCTTGATCCGCAAACGGGCCAACACCAACGACTCAGGCACCGGCGCCGACGACGCATACAAGATGATCGGCTTGTCCGCACGCATCGACTGCGCCGACATCGACGGCACCATCGCGTCGATCTGGGCGTCGGTGACATACAGGGCCTCGTCGATCACGACCAGGCGAGGCGACTTACCCCGGCCGATCTTCTTCGACCTGGTCACGAACCGGATCTCCGCACGCGTGTCAGTGCGAACGATCTTCTCCTTACCGTTCGCCTCACGGAACTCCGTGATCGCGTCCAGCGTCGGATTCGCCTCGATCACCACCCGCAGACGCGCCATGTGATCGGCGCTCGTGTCCTGCAGGTGGGCCGAATGCAGGATCGCCGGCCAGTCCAACACGTAGAACGCGTACAGCTCCACGACCTCGATGACCACGTTCTTGCCGTTCTGGCGAGGCATGACCAGCACGCACAGCATCGCGCACAGCCGGCGGTTCACATCCTCCGACAAGATGCCGTCAACACACCACACCTGCCAGTCGTCGAGGTCGTAGCCAAGCGACACCGCGAACTCGACAGCGTCAGGCCCCGCGCTTGCGACCCCTCGGTGCGGCAACGACAGCAGCCGTGGGCGTTGGTGACCCAGCCGAGCCGGGAGCATGGTTTCGCTCACGCCGCTCCTTCAACTCGTCGAGCTTCGACTTCGGGCCGGACTCGGCAGGCGGCGACAACGCCAACAACTCCGCGAGCGTCGCCCGGTACTGCGCGCTGATCTGCGCCACAGTGCCCGCACCAGCCGCTATAGCGGCGTCCATCGCACCACGCAGGTCATCGCGGAGATGCTCGAGCCGCTCGATCGTGTCCGTCTTGCGGTCGTTAGACATCAATACCACCGCCTCGAAGGGTTCATGCCGGTGCCGTGGCTGTTCCGGGCCCCCTCGCTCGTGTTGCACGACGCGTGAGCAGGGCGCAAGGGCGACAAACGGTCACCGGGGACGACGTGATCGGCGTGCCACTCCGACCGGCGACGAGGGAACGACGCCACGAACTCGGCCATCGTCAGACCGCACCGCCAACACCTCGCCGACGGGTCGGCGTAGGCGGCGGCCCGCAGCGCCTTGGACCGGGCGTGGTAGTCGCCGCCGTAGTGGCGTCGGTCCTTGGCTGGCACCGTCACCCCACCAGCCGGAGTTGCATCGACCCGCGATTACCGCGACTCACATTGCACGAACGGTGAGCAAGGGCGACGTTGGCCCACACATGCTCGCCGCCAAGAGTCAGCGGGAGGATGTGATCCACTGTCGCGCCGCCCATCTCGACACCGTTGCCAGCGATGGCTGTGACCTTTTTGCCACACAAATGACAACGCCAGCCGTCACGTTCACCGACAGTGCGCCAATGGATATCCCTGTCGCCCCGCCGGTACACGGTGAGCCTGTGGACCGTCCGCTCACCTCGACGCTTCATGTCGTAGGTGGCAGCGCACCCCTTGCACCGCTTGGCGGTGCCACTGGCTTTCGGAGCGAGACCACCACAATCAACACAGATGAGGAGCTGGCAGCACTTCACCTTCGGGGGGACCGGGATAGCGTGGCGAGGCCTCGTACCAGCCCGATCGCCCGACATGCGGCGGCGTGTGTGGGCCTTGTAGCAAGAGTGGCATCGGGTGCCGGCCGAACCGGGATGCTTCATCCGCCCCAACCACCAACCGAGACCATCGGACGTACCACAATCCTGGCATTGCGTCGCCACCTGACGTGCGGGTGGCCTGACGTACGGCGGCTTGGGCGGCTTGGGCGGCTTGGCTGCACGCTGTCTCGCCTGGCGCCGACTCCGTTCGGCTCGGCTGCGACACCGTTCAGAACAGAACCGCTTGATAGCTGCGCCAGCCTCGAACGGCTCCGAGCATCTTTCACACAGAACCATGGGGGATCCCTCCATGTCGCTCCTGGAGAG